TGCATAACTTTGTAATTCTTTTTTTACTTTTTTAATCTTTTTACTATTCTTTCCGAATTGCTTCATATTACCATCGAACGTCTGCCATGCTTTACTAGACTGATTGATTTCTCCAACGAGATCTTTAGCTCCGTTTGTCAACATGCTAAAAGCCTGCTGCCCAGCTCCAGTTAGAATTCCGAATGCAAATCCGCTTTTTATTTCATCTTTTAAACTTTTTGTCGCGCCTAAAGCACCTTTGAGAGTAGATACAAATCCCTTGTCATGTGCTGATAGCATAGCTTTAACGCTCATACTTTCCGCCATGTTCTCACTCTCCTTTTTTCAATATCTTACTAATACCAGGAAATCTGCTTTTATTAGTCTTCTTCACTTTTGAAAGTTCTTTTTCATAATCAAAAAACTTATTGAACTTATTATAGACAGGCCGTGTTTTTCCTTTTCCTGCTCTCTTCTCCGCTTTTGCTGCGAATGTAAGCCATGCAAGTAAATGCGTCCAGTAACTTCTGTCTATCTGTTGCAATCGTACCGCATCCATCAACAGCTTATATTCTGGTAATGTCAAACGGTCCACATCCGCCAATGTTTTATAATTCAAATAACGGAAACAATTCAAAGCTATTTCCCGATATGTGCTGTCAAAATTTAATTCTGTTCCGCTTTCGCTCTTTCCTCTTCCACCATTTTGATGAGCTGTTTTGTGAGTTTCTTCGTAACATTCGCTTTGGATAAAAAATCGAGCACCTCATCAAAGAGTTTGTCAATATCTGTATCTTCGTTTTCGATATACTCTTCAATCTGTTTTCTTGTGAGTCGAGGAGTTTCTGTCTTGTTTGAAATATCAAGAATGTCAATCAAGTCTTCGATATCTCCATCAATGATTCCTGCGATTCCCAACTGCAGACCGATTTCCTTTGTGATTCCATTTTCTGTTTTCTTCTGCCTCTTGTTCATCTCCCGCATAAAACCAATGCCGAACTTAAAGCCATATACCTGCGAATCAATTGTTAATTCAAACATTTATTTACCTCCATAAAAAATAGGGGCTGTTACGCCCCTGTCGGCTGTGTATCTGTAAACACATAATCAGCGATCTTCTGCTGTTCTTCTGTTACAGTTACATTACCTGGTTTTCCTGTGCCGTTGATTCCAAATGTAAGAGAAACTTCTGCATGATCCTCTGCAGTCGAATTCAATTCAAACTCTGTGATATATCCCTGGAAATATCTTCCTTTGAATTTATTCTGTCCTACTTCTGCTGGTTCTTCCAGGTTTACTTCCCAGATTTCAACGATTTCATCATTATCCATCGCATTTTCCAGCTCATCTACTGTTACATCACCTTTGGTAAGAAGTGATGTTGTTGTAATTTCCTCTTCTGTTGCTCCAGGTGTACGCACATTGCCGTCTTTTGTAGCCGTTGAATCCGCATCCTTACTCTTTGTTCGTCCATTTTCTGTTACGAACGCAAGTGCTGTTCCACTTGCTGTGGCTGCATTTTTCAAGAGTCTGTACAGATATACTACTCTTTTACCCTGGACAGCTTCTGCGTGGAGCTGAAGGTTAATTCTTCTCATATTCTGCCTCCTAACTAAATTTAAACTCCATAGTTAAAATACCATGAAGTAATGTTCTTTTTGTTGAATTGTCGTTTATGATGTTCTGTTCAATATTCCGCACCAACCACCCATAACTGTTTGTGCGTCTGATGTTACGGCAGATTCCTTTGATATCCATCAGTATACTTGACACTGTCCCTCGCTGTTTTGCACATCCGTGCCATACGTGAATCGTAGGATAGACGCTCCCGATCACCTGTGTCTTTGTATCGGTGTCTCTCTGCCGAAAATCTGCAATATAAACAAAAGGATACGGGGTTCCGTCCGGTGGCAGTCCATCGTCGTAAACCTCATATCCTTTTTCTTTGCCTTTAGCTTTTATTTGTACTAATAACTCTGTGAAGAGTTCCTGCTGTGGATCCATATTATCACCTCACAAGCTTCTTCATATCTCTTTTAAATTTTGGCTCCTGTTCTTCCAATGCCGGCTTAACGAATGGCTGTGCATCCATGAATCGGGTACCATATTCCAAGTACATCGAATACTCTGTGGTTGGTCCTACTTCAGCTGTGAACCCACCTTCAGTAAGTTCGAGGCGAATACTGTCATGCGTTGCTCCTGTCTGATATCCTTTTTTGAAATCAGCCTTCCTCATCATGGTTTCCTGTAATTTAGAACCATGATGCCTTACAACACGTTTAACATCGTTCATCGTAATATTGGATTTCAACTTCTTCTCCAGTGCGTCCAATCCTGTTACTTTGAGCTTTGCCATTAACTCACCTCACTCACCACAAAGATATGCTTCACTCTTAGCCTTCTTTCGTAGTCCACATGATACCTTTTAGACCCAATACGGATATAATCAAATCTGTCATTGTAGTGTGTCTGCAGTCGGATTGTCTTGCTTCCTTTCTTCACACACCCATACACGATATTCATCATCTCTGTTCCGGAATCCGTAACATCTGCATGTTTTGAATATTCCTTGATTTCATCCTGCTCATAGTTACCAGTAGAAGTATCGTACTCACCAGCCTTGATAATCTTTTGAAAACAAATCTCTGTATCATATCTCATAGGAACTTAAAGCCCCCTCTTCGTGTATTCGTTTTTCTGGCATCCAAATATGCATTGATTTCATCCATAAATCCTGCAAAATCATTGCTTTCATAATTGGTGCTTTCACCTTCTACCGAATGGCTGGACATTCCTTCTGAGCCGATACGATTGAATCGAATGATTGATACTTCTAGGACAATATGCTGCATCTCTTCCGGAGGTTCAATACCTCCGAGAAGTGCCTTGAGTCTCGCTGTTACACTTGAAATAATGATTTTTAATTTGTTATCCATGCTGAAATCCTCTGGAGCGATATCCAACATTTCTTTCAAGTTTTCAAGCATTTATATCACCTGCTATTCTTCCTGAGATACATCCTCTTCTGTTCCTTCGACTGCTTCTACGTTTTCCTCTTCTGGGACTTCTTCAATAAGAGGAATTCCGCGTTTATTGTTTTTTCCGGAAAGCTCTGCAATACGTTTCTTTGTCACTTTGATTCCTTTGCGAGGATATTCATCACCTGGCTTATAGCAATGGTTCTTGTCCTGCAGGTCATGGAATAATTCGATTACTCTATACATATATTTCTACCTCCTACGCACCTAATCCAGGTTTAATTTTTGCGAATGCCCCATCTTTTACGATCATGAAACCTACATCCATTGTTACTCTGAGTGCAACTAATTCCTGTTCGAATAAGTTCACTGGAGATCCATCTTCGTTTGTGATTGTTGAAAGCTGTGCTGATTCATCAATCTTATAAGACATTCCATATGGGATACCATAGTACATATAATCGAAGTCGCCGGCATAAAGGTGTCCTTTTTCAAGATCCTTAAGATCTGCAACTGGGAATCCATCGATTGTGTTGTTACTTCTGTCATAGATAGATTCTACGATAACTCCATTCTCAATCTTATTTGCACCTCTTAATGTGCTTCTGTTCTTCTTTGTAGAAATAAATGCATTCACATCGAAGTCCTCATCATTGAGCATATCTTCGATTGCAAGCACATTGTCGTAAGTGATATCGCCTTCTACAAAGTTTTCTGTTTCCTCGATAGATTCTTCCACTGACTGTGGGAATGGATTTTCTACGTTTAAGATTGCTGCTGCATCGAACTTTTTGTAAAATGCTTCAGCAATCTTTGGTTTCATCGCTTCGAAGAAGTCTGACATTTTGTAGTGGAGATATTCTCTTGAACATGGGATGATAACACCAAGCTTCTTAGCTACCATCTTCACCTTTAACCACTGTGCTTTAGATGTCTGGATCTTTTCACCTTCACCTACCCAGTAAGCTCCTGGACCTTTAGCAAAGTATTCGAATGTTTTTTCTTTTCCATCCATGTCTTCATACTTCGCAAGCTGCATTACCTTACTGTTTTCCATGATTTCCTTTAAAGTAAGTTTTTCATACTTTTCTGGGATTGTTCCATCTTTCGCTTCATACATTGTCACATTGTCTGGATTGAATGTCTGTGCGAACATCTGTAAATTGATTTTTCTTTTCATTTCTTTTTTACCTCCTAATTTTTAATGATTCTTGTTTCTTTTGCCATCTGTCTTATATCAGATAACTGGCTGTTTCTGCCAGCAGATGCGCCGCCTTCTCTTGGTGTGCTCTGTCTCGCTTTTGCCTTAATGGCTTCGGTGATCTGCGCATCCCAAGCTTTCTTTATTCCGGTGATTGCGCTCTTGATTTTTCCTGCATCTCCGATGCTTACAAGTGAATCGGCAAATTCTAATGGAAGAGACTGTGTCTGAAGTTCTTTCTTGACTTCAACAAGGAGTTTCTCCTTTTCAAAATCTGCCTTCTCTTTTTCGAATTCCCTACGTTCTTTCTGACGCAGGTATTCGTCTTTTTCTTCCTGAGTCATTTTTGCAAGTTTTTCTGCTTCACTCAGTTTGTCATCGGCTAATGCTTTCCATTTTTCCTGTGCATTTTTAATCTCTGTCTGAACACGTTTATTGAATTCAGCGAGATTTCCTTCCTGCTTCAGGAAATCGTCGAAGGAAATTGTCTGATTGCCAGTTCCTCCTTCGCCACCACCAGCTCCACCTCCATCACCGCCAGGTCCGTCTCCGTCACCAGCGAACATCTGAAGATTAAGAACTCTTTTGATATCCATTCTTTTCATTTCTCTACCCCCTTTTCCTAAACGATTTCGACATGTTTCGGATATTCTCTTGCGATTTCCAATATGCCGATAAAAAAAGAATCCACCAGAAGTTTTGATCTCTCTGATAGATTCTCATATTGTATCTTAGTCCCTTCGGACGATACTTCGTATTCAATTGTATCTTCGGTCAGATCTTTGATTGACCAGGCTAATGTCTGAACCAATGTGGATACTGCTGCACACACAATATCCTGTCCCGGTGGAGCATATCCTGCATGTCCTATTACATGAACATGGTCACTCCTCACTTCAACACGGATCATAAGCACTCTGCCTCCTTGAATGCCTTAAATAATTTCGGTGCCTGGATAGCAATCCAGTCCACCAGTTCCTCATCCTCTGCATATGAAGAATTTCCCCTCAGTCCAGATTCTCCGAAGAATGCGTGAACGATTTCATGTCGGAGAACTTTCTTTCTGTATTCATCCAGATTCTCCACACACATCTTGTCCTTCTCTGCTTCTTCAAAGTCACTTACTACGATTTTTTTCGAGTAATGTTCGCATAAACCATCACATTCCTCAAGTTTTTCGTTCTCGGAAACATTCTGGATGAGGATTTCATATTCTGTTCCTAAGATGTTTATTTTCATGTTACCTCCTAAAAATGGGTATAAGAAAAGCACCCGTTCGGGATTTCCGAATAAGTGCTTATTTTTTATAGTATTTATTCAATACTTCATTTACTTGTCTTGAAACCGGGCGCATTCTGCCGGACATAATCTGCGAAAATGCTTCGCTAAAGAATTCCTGCTCGTTTTCAATTGAATATCTCGACAATTCTTTGCCGAATACATCCGCCTGCGACTTTCCGGAACGGCTTCCGCCCATTTCCATCCATTTTTCATAAGCATCGTGCTTTGTTTTTCGGTATATGCTCCGCAATTCATACCGCGCTTCTTCCGGCAAATCGTCCCATATTGAATGCCCTATTTCATGGTAGAAAGTTCCGTAAGGGTCTTTGCTTGCATTCCACCCATTCGCAAAGAATTTTTCTGCATTTTTGCTATATGTAGACAATGCGCTTGCACTCTTACCGCCCTTTAAAGACACTATCTTGCTTATCGGGTCGTAAGAGCCTTGGTGATATTTCGCATCTGCAGTTTTTACCGCCTTCACGCCTTTAATGTTTAGCAACTGCCCGAAGCGTTCTTTTACTTTGTGCATTGCTTCCATGAATCCATTTACAGTATTTAAATGCAAGCCTTCCGTAGTAAATTCACCGCTTTTTGTAAGATTCTTCCCGATTGTTGCCGCTTCGGCTTGTGTCTTGGCTTTTTGGAATCCTTGCGTTTCTTCTGCAACTGTTGTTTGTCTTTGTCTGAATTTCGCAGGGTCGCGACGCATTGAAGAAGTTTTGCGCGCCGTCCACGCTTTGTAATTCTCGTAATCTTCCGACGTTCCGGCTCCACTTGCTAAATAATCTAACCATGCTTCATATTCGTCATCATCTTCATATGCTGCGATACTGCAGCGGCAGTTCGGATGCATCGGTGGAGCATTTTCCCCTGGCATCATCTTCTCAATATCGTAATGATTTCCATCTATCCGTTTGCAATCCCCACATGCATCTCCAAGCGCAAGAAACGTATATTGCGTAAATCCATTCTCTATGAAAGACTGCTTCTGTGCTTCTGTCTGAACCCTTGATAATTCAGTTCTCATCAGTCGCTCTGCTTCTGACTCCGTAACCTCGAATCTCTTCCGCAGTTCTTTTGCTAGAACTCTCGGATTCTTTCCCATCATGAGTCCTTTCTGCAACAGATACGATAATTCTGATTTCAATACGTTCTGATACGTCCATATTCTATCTGAATACGTGGCATTATGGAAAGATGCATTTACGATAGCTCTAGCTGTTTTTGCATTGTTCCTGACTGTTTTACCGAGGATTCCTGCCTGTCTTTCCAGCTCTGCCATTGTTCTGCCCTGCAAGATTTCATCCATGAACTGCTGAAGTTCATCATGCCCCTTTATCAGCTCAAGACCAATGTTCGCTTTTAACATCTCAAGACGATTCACTTTCATTGTCAGGTTATATATTTCCATCTCGTCGTTTGCTTCTTTGGAAAAATAATCACCTTCATAATTTGTCTTTCCCTTATTGGCTTTCCTGTCTTTCGCAGCTTCCTTGACGTATTTCTTCGCTTTGCGCTCATAAGCCTTTATATCCAACTCAGAGACTCGTTTTTTCGCTTCTGCAAGAGAGATTCCTTTCTTCTTCGCATACTTCGTATAAAAGGCGTCTATCTCTTTCTGTACATTCTCTGTCATGTCTTCATAGATTTCTTTGATACGCTTTGCATACTCTTCTTCATCAGCGATATTATGCTTCTTCTGTTCAGTCTCTCGTTTTTTCCAATAATCAGCACTACTCATTTACATCACCCTCTGTTCGGGTCCGAGTGCCAAACATCATCTTGTCAAGAATGGATTCCGTACCCTGTTTCTTCTCTTCCTCGACACGATCCAATTCTGTCTGTGCATCTTCGATAAACGAAGCCAGTTCAAGAAGTGTCTGCTGGCTGAACTCTGCTCCTGCGTCTGCAAGTGCTTTTAATTCTTCCAGTATTGCTTTAGGAAGGTTTGGTGTAAATACAATCGTAAATTCTCCAAGGTCTGCATTATCTGCTTC